AACATCTCTGATGCTACCATATTAGCATTAAATGCAGATGTGTGAGCTGAGTATGCTAATAAATCTAAAATAATAGAAATATTAGATCCCTCGAAATCATAATCTTTTAATGTGTCTTGACCTCTTAAATATTCTTTAAGACTAGTTGATACTTGATCAAAGTCTAAATCTGTTATGTTAATGTTTGAACTTTTTATTGTTGCCATGTTATCTTACTCTCTGTAATACTAAGTCTAATTTATGATTTCTAGAATCATTTCTTATATTGAAAAATAATGTAATATTCATGGTATTATGTAAAACTCTTGAATCTATTCCTTTAATAACACATCTAGGTTCAAATTTTTCAATAACATTTTTTATTTCATTTCTCAATAGTTTAGTCTCTCCATTGTCTAATTCAAACAATAGTCCTCTAAGATTAACTCCTAAACTAGGTTTAAAAGGTCTCTCATAAACATTTGTTGAAAGTAGATTTTTAAGACTTCTCTTGATGGCGTTAATATCATATTTCATTAAAATATCACTACTTTCGGGATGCAAAGTAAAGTTAATATCAATATCTGAGAACCATCTCTTGGATACTCTTGAACTTTTATTTTTAGTGTTATATTGTGCCATACTATTATTTATGTCTCTTATATTATTTGTTTAACCATTATCCTACACCAGGTAGTGTTGAACCAGCTGATGAACCAGATGCGATTGGGTGAGTATGAGTTGCAAGAGTTGATGTTCCACTTGTAATTATTGGTGCTATTACTGATGCTGCTGTTACTGCTCCTGCTGTGAGTGCACCTGCATGAGTCCATACACCAGAAGAAGTTATTGCTGCAGAAGCTATATTTACAGCGGGAGATGCTAGATTAATCATTCCGGCCGGTGCTGCTACATTTACAACTCCAGCTAGAGCAGATAGACTCAATGCCCCTGTAAGAGATGTTATTGTTGTATTCATACCAGAGGTTATTGTTGTGTTTCCAATTCCAGTTGTTATATTTGTTCCACCAGCTAGAGTTGTTACATTTGTACCCATTTCAGAAATTATATTAACGCTTCCACTTTTGAGCTTTGTTCCACCAACGACCCTAATATTAACTTGTGCATCGGCGGCTAAGGACATAACTGCACCCATTGTTGCACCTGCAACTCCTCCTATCACTTCACCACTTATTGCTTCAGCTGCTTTAGCTCCGGCTTCTTCACCAAGAACAGTAGTTACTGCTTCACCAACTTTCTCACCAACTACCGCTTTCAAGCCTTCCACTGAGGTTATAGCTTCTCCCATAATTGATTCAAGTTTTTCTTCCATTGCTTTTACTACAGCTGTCTCTTTTATAACTTCGGTTAGTTTGTCTTTTGCTATTTCTATACCTTTTGCCATTACTACATCTTTAGCATCAGCACCAGATAATACACTTGTTAATACATCTTTAACATCACTATTAAATTCTTTTCCAGTATGTTCCTCAAGTTGAGATATTACACTTTCAGCCCCAGCTGCTCCACCTTTAACTCCTTCTACTACTCCAACTATAGTTTGGAATTGTTTGAATGTCTCATCATTTTTTAATTCATCATAAGATTTTGTGAAAGATTCGGTTGCTTCTCTTGTAGCATCTACAATTTTATCTCCCATGGTCTTTCCATGAACCACCTCGGTGGCACCACTCTCATCAAGATTATCTAACAACATTTCTGATTTTTCAGGTGCAGTATCTGGTTCTTCGGACTTTGTAACTTCTTCTTCTGTAACACCAGCGTCTGTAAGTATTTTCTTTGCGGCCTCTGTAAGATTACCATCTTCATCTACTAAATCTGTAGTCCCAGCATCTGCAACAGCTACTGAACCACCTGCGGTAGCAATAGCATTAGCTGTAAGACTCTTTCCTACTACAACATCAACAGTGCCTTGAATTTTAACTGTATCAGAATCAAGAATTAGTGTATACTTATCTTTAACTATCTTCTCTACATAAGTTCCGTCTTTATCTATTTCTACTCTTGTGCCTGTTCTATGATATGCATGAAGTCTCTCATGATCTGGAGTATCATCAATCTCAATTACATGGCCTGATTCTGTTTCATGAACATGATTAAATGGATATATAGGTTTTACATAATTGTCTCTGTTTGGTTCACCTTTAGCTAAATCGATTACTGGATATTCATCAGTCAATCCTCTTGCTAAGAAGTTTACATCTGATTTTTTAAAATATTCTTCTTTAGGATATGATTCACCCGCAGTCTTTCCTGGTCTTCTTGGAGATTCATCTAATGCTAAAGTTAATCCGTAAGTCCTAGTTAAATTGTCTACTGGAGCCGATGTTGGTCCGTCTGGAGTATCTTTATAAGAAGTTTCTGTATCTCGTCTAGGGTCATTAAATCCATATATGGGCGCTCTATCAACAAATGTAAAATTTCTTGTGTTCTTTGTATCTATTGTTTCATCAACTTTATAATATGATTGGGCCGCTCCAATAAATGAACCCATAACTACAGGGTCTTGTTGAGTTGCACCATCTCTATAAAATCCCATTACAGTGCTACCTTCAACTAGGCCATGAGTTGTTGTTCCTAGTCCAGAAAGAGAAGGTGAAGTTGTAGGCATCATCACTTCTGACCATGGTAAATCTGGAGTTCCTATTAACTTCTTATCATCTGTATGAGCTCCGAATATTCTAACACGAACTCTATTTAACTTCTTAGGATCATTTCTGTCTTCAACTATTCCTGTAAACCAAACGAAACCATTTTTTCCTTGAAACATTATGTACTCTCCGGTTCTGGTGGTCCTACAAAATTAATAAAATGGTGATACTGAGAAGCTGGCCGTTCTGGCACGACAGTCTCTATGTTATTTGTTACTGAGTCCTTCATACAAGTTATATTTGTTTCCATATGTGCTTGTGTAAAAGTCCACTGAATTTTTTTTATTAAATGTTTACCTGAATAAAACATAGGCTCCCACTCCTCTTGTGGACCTTCAGGTGAGGGTAATGGAATTTTTAAATTAATTAATTGACCGGTCGATATATCTGATCTATTTGATATTAAACATTGAATTGTATGATACTTCATCAGCTGTGTCACAGCTAGTTGTGTTTGAGAAGCACCTAGATGTGCATCACTATTTACGCCCTTTATGTTATCTTCTTTGTCATTAATGTATGAGGGTGAATACAATAATAATTGTGTTGCCTCCGGATATGATGTTAATGGATCATAGTATGCATACACTCCACGACATTCCAGATCAGCTGACGGATCCTTCGAGGCCAAACCAATGTGTAATTTTTCTCCAGACTGCCTTATAAAAGGATGAGGCTCCATACTATTCTCTCCTGTTCCGGAATAAAATCTTTCTAATAGATTATATGATTTCTCTTGATAATATTTATGAGTGCTATTTACAGTTGTTAAAGTTGATCCAAATAACCCATTACTAATACCTTCTAGAACATTAGCACTAGTAGGACTAACATAATGCACGATTCTTCTCCCATGTCCTACCTCTCCTGTGACCTCACCTTTATCAGATATCAATACTTTAGGTTCACCAGAAAACTCCCGCGCGTCTTGTTCTGAATAATTTACATTTGTATATACAAATGGATCACCTCCAAGGTAATCTATATTATACATCTGTCTTAACGAGTGCAGTCTATATCCTCCTCTTGCAGTCTGATGGAAGTAATATGAATCTGTTAGATGACTGTCGTAGTCATTATCTTGTGCTTGTGAACATAAAAAAGAAATTGTATCAAGTACAGTCCAATTCGGTATAACTATATGAGCTTCTTGCTTTGATTTTGCTCTTCTGTCAAAATGAGGAACCATCTTAGCTGGTGGCTCTAATGGATCAAAGGGGTCCTGTGAAATACCCAGTTTATCTTCAGCGATCTTTGCAACATTATCTAATAGATTCCCATTAAATGCTTGGCTAATTCTTATTCGTTTTGCATCTATTAATTCGGGAGACGCAAACAAACATTTAAATGTTTGTACATTCTGTCTATCTCTAACCACATCACCAATACGATAAATTCTAAATAATTGATCTATTATGTCATTTTCAGAATCTGCTCCAGGGTGATAAAATCTTATACGAAGCGATTCTTGACCTGTCATCTTTGCTCTTTCTAACTGACCGGTGGAATCAATTAACATAAGTTCACCAGTTAAAAAGGGATTTTCTATATCTTCTGTTATTAAACATTGTTTGAAGGAATCTCTACAATCATAAGATACTCCTTCATTATTTACAATAGTCAATACTTCTAAAACATAACTATGGGGATTTCTTACATCTGGTCCTAAACCTGCCATTACTAATCTCTCACTAAACTTCTAAATTCATTTACTACGCTTTCAATATTACCTGGTTTGATATATCTAATGATATGCTTTTCGTCATTTATAGTTCTTTCATACTCTAGGTTTGAAACAGGAGTATT